AAATCGGGAGGTATCTTAGGCTATTTGGTTGGAAGCCGGAGAAGTTTACGGAGACTGGTCAGGCTATTGTTGACGAGAAGACACTGGAGACTGTTACTGATATACCTGAGGCTCAACTTATTGCAGAGTATCTCATGGTTCAGAAGCGGATCGCACAAGTCCAGTCGTGGCTTAACGCAGTCGAGGATGACGGTCGAGTGCATGGGCAGGTCAACGCCTGTGGAGCAGTCACAGGACGAATGACACACAGTAAGCCTAATATGGCTCAGGTTCCCGCTGTCGGGGCTCCCTATGGTTACGAATGTCGTGCCTGTTGGGTTGTACCTGAAAGACACAAGCTCGTCGGTGTTGACGCTAGTGGGCTTGAGTTGCGGATGTTAGCTAGTTTTATGAACGACAAGGAGTACACGAATGAAATCCTCAACGGAGACATTCATACAACAAATCAAAACAATGCAGGGTTGTCTACACGATCTCAGGCAAAGACATTTATATACGCCTTCCTATACGGAGCAGGAGACAGTAAAATCGGTTCTATTGTGGGCGGAAGTCAGAGAACTGGAGCGCAACTTAGACAACGCTTTCTCGAAAATACTCCCGCACTTGCAGAGCTTAGAGAAAGAGTCTCAATCGCTTCTCAACGAGGCTACCTCAGAGGTCTGGATGGACGATGCCTACACATCAGAAGTGAACATAGTGCCTTAAACACTCTGCTACAGTCTGCAGGGGCAGTCGTCATGAAGAAAGCACTGCAGATCTTCACTGACTACGCACCGCAATGGAATCTGACGTACAAGCTCTTGGGGTCAATCCATGACGAATACCAGATCGAGGCACCTGAGGATCAAGCTGACAAGGTTGGTTGGCTCATGGTTGAGTGCATCAAGGCGGCAGGTGTTGCCCTTGACCTCAAGTGTCCACTGGACGGTGAATATAAAGTTGGAAATAATTGGGCAGAGACCCATTAGTATGGTATAATATTATCATCTTAAGGAGAGTAGAATGGCTAAGAATATTTATACAGTAGAAGACTTTGAAGAACGCTTATCAGAGCTTACGATTGGCACTGAGAGCGTCCAAGATATCATGGAGTTTGTCCGTAGCTTGGAAAAGCGATACCAGTGGCAGTCTAAGCGTTGCGACGTAGCGGCTAATCTGCTAGGCCACGATATGATTAATGAATGTATGATGGAAGAGCAGTAATGGGTAAATCAATTCAAACGCTAGTAGACGATATTTACACACTGATGACCTCTAGGGATGTGCCTGAGGGAGTCGATGTCGATGCAGAGATTGATCGCTTTGGTGAGGCCATGAAAGACCTCATGAAGAAAGAGTTCAAACCTGCGGCAGTCAAGGATACTCGTCGCTTACGTTTGAGTGCGATTGGTAAAGATGATCGTCAACTATGGTACTCGTACAATCAGTATGAGCGTGAGGAACTCAAGCCACACACGTACATTAAGTTCATGTATGGACACATGATTGAAGAGCTTATCCTCTTCTTGACTCGTCTCTCTGGTCACACAGTAGAAGACGAACAGAAACGGTGTGAGGTAGAAGGTGTCAAGGGCTCTATGGATGCCCGCATTGATGGTCGACTGGTTGACGTTAAGTCAACATCTACATTCGGCTTCAAGAAGTTCAAGGACGCTACATTGGCCTACGATGATCCCTTTGGTTATGTTGCACAGTTGAAAGCCTATGCACATTCTGAAGGGGATACTAAGTACGGTTGGATTGCTATTGACAAGCAGAATGGACACCTGTGCTACCTTGAGTATGATGAGGAAGACACACAGGCTCCAGTGCATTCGTCGATTAACTACGATATAGCAGAGCGTGTACGTCATGTAAAAAAGCTAGTAGAGCTACCGGAGCCGCCAGACTTCTGCAACTTGCCAGTAGCGGATGGCAAATCTGGAAACGAAAAGCTCGCTACGGGATGCTCATACTGCGACTTCAAACACCATTGTTACCCCAACTTAAGAGGATTTGCTTATTCTACTGGTATAAGGTTTTTAACCAAGGTAGAGAATGAACCGAATGTTCCTGAGATTACCTTGGAGAAGCCCCATGGCACAGAAGAAGGGTAAACCACCTAAGGGATACGATAGTTGGTTTGAGTATGAGCTACACCAAGGTGTGCTTAAGGACTGTAAGTACCACACTGGGACTGTCTCATACACACAAGAGAAACTGTATGAGCCAGACTTTGAAGTAGGAAACTTCCTGATTGAGGCCAAAGGCCGCTTCAGGGACTCTGAGGAGGCTAGGAAGTATGTCGACATTCGACGTAGCCTAATCCTTCAAGAGCTTGTGTTTGTGTTTTACCACCCAGACACACCAATGCCAAGAGCAAGGAGACGTAAAGATGGGACTAAATTCACGATGGCTGAATGGGCTGACAAGAATGGTTTTAGGTACTACACTGTCGAAACCATTACTGAACTTCTTAAGGAAGCGGAAGTATGCTAACATTTACCGACGTATGTGATCGTTTAAAACAGCAGGACGAGATCAGTGTCTTGGAGGTGCTTGAGATCACCTCAGAGGAACTGGTAGATCGTTTCAACGATAAGATTGAATCTAAAATGGATTACTTTTTGGAAGACTTAGAAGATGAGCAGGAGGTTTGACGACTTGAGTGATTTAAACGAGATGGCTCGAAACTATCAGCTTGGTGGTGCTCATTATACAAACAAGGAGATCCAACCTTGGGATGCTATGGAATGTTGGATGTCAGAGGAGCAATTCAAGGGATTTATTTTAGGGAATGTTATCAAGTACATGGCACGGTTTCAGGAGAAAGGTGGTAAGTTAGACTTACAAAAAGCCAAACACTATCTAGACAAACTGATAGAATTGTGGTAAAATAGTAGGTTCGCTCTGGTGATTACCGGAGCAACCACAAAAGAACAATACTGGAGAAGTGAATGACTGACTACTTAGGGATAACGATTGACTATGAAAGAGACTCTCGCCTCAGCAATCAAGCAATTACGCTTATGCGTGACTACTATATGCTCGACCATGAGAATTCCCCTCAGGAGGCTTTTGCTCGTGCTAGTGTGGCCTACTGTAGCGATGACCTCAATTTTGCACAAAGGATATACGATTATGCGTCCAAAGGTTGGTTCATGTTTTCGAGCCCTGTCCTCAGCAATGCCCCGGAACCGAACGGAAAAATACGTGGCTTGCCTATTAGCTGTTTCCTTACTTACGTGGGTGACAATCTTGATAGCCTTATTGAACATAATGGTGAAGTAGCATGGCTTTCCGTAAAGGGCGGCGGT